CAAGTTATGGTTGTATGGTGACAGTGATGCCACAGCTGACGGCAGCAGCGCCGACGGCGGCATCATCAACATTGATCCAGCCAGCACAGCAGGCCTCTTGACCACACTGGGTCTCAGCGGCGGCAGCAGATTGACTCCTGCACTACAACAAAGTCCCAACTATACAATACCACGCTGGAGAACCACAGATACAGATCCAAGACCAACTGGTTCAGTCTGGAACAAGACCACCAGTGTAAACCAAGGTGCTAATGTTGTGGTCAAACGATATGATTCCACTCTAGACACCTTTGTGACCAAGGCAGCTCCAATCTATCAAAACGATCAAAGTGCCACAGCAGCATACGATCCCACAGGCGGCGGCAAGAACATTCCAGCTGGCAGCTTGTACACACAGTTCAATGTGTCACCAGAAGATTACGGCCCAGGCTACAACAACACTTTTACACTGAAACTGTTTGAAAGAACACGCACAGGCAGCACCACCATAGTGGGTGATACAACTACACCTGTGTTTGTGTCAGCAGAAACATTTACAATTCAGACCAGCACACTCAACAGCACAGCGTTGACCACTGCTGTGACTGTGACCTTGGGCGGTACCACAGCAGCAGATTTTGCAGCAGCTGTGAGTGCAGCTGATGTTCCAAATGTGTTGGCCACAGTCTCTTCCACAGGTGCCATTGCATTTACTCAGCTGCAAGGCGGTGTAATTGTACTGAAAGATATTTCAGGCACTCCTGTTGCAGATGCTGGATTCAACACCACAGTTGATGGTGTGAGAGCAGCAGGCGAAGATGCAGGATTGATTCTCAGCAACTGGCAGGCACTGACCTACACAGCAGATACAGTGGCACCAGATCAAGATCCAGCCGACGGACGCTTATGGTATTACAGTGCAGTAAATGAAGCAGACATCATGATCAGCGATGGCACTGACTGGGTTGGTTATCAAACAGTGACCAATGATGTGCGCGGCTACAATCTTACCCAGACAGATCCAGCTGGTCCTATTGTTTCAACCACAGCGCCTACACAACAAAGTGATGATACTGATCTGGTCTACGGTGATCTATGGATTGAGACCAGTAATCTAGAAGTATATCCAGAACTGTATCGTTGGGAATTGGTAGATGGAGCAGATCAGTGGGTCTTGATTGACAACACAGATCAGACCACAGAAAATGGTATTTTGTTTGCAGATGCACGTTGGGCTCCCAATGGAACCACCGATCCCATCACAGACAACATACCGACCATTGTCAGCTTGTTGACCAGTAGTTACCTGGATCTTGACGCACCTGATCCCACAGTGTTTGCAGCAGGAACACTGTTGTGGAATACACGTCGCTCAGGATTCAATGTCAAATCATTCCAGACTGGCTATTTCAACGCTGTGGATTTTTCGATTGATGCCTACAGCAATGTGACAGCCTATGCAGTTGGCAACAAGGTCACTTACAATGGAATAATCTATGTGAGCATTGCAGCAGGCACAGGTAACTTGCCTACCAACACCAGTTTTTGGTCTGTGTTAGAAACCAATGCCTGGACCAATGCCAGCGGTAATCGTGCAGATGGTTCGCCCAACATGGGACGCCTGGCACAACGTGCTATTATTGTTGCTGCCATGAAGTCTGCAATTGACACACAGGAAACCTTGAGAGAAGAACAAAATCAGTTCAATCTTATTGCTTGCCCAGGTTACCCAGAGCTGATCACCAACATGGTGGCACTCAACAACGAACGCACCAACACTGCGTTTATTGTGGGCGACACTCCCATGCGCTTGGGACCAACTGGCAACAGCATTGTGGATTTTGCCAACAACAACGGCGGACTAGGCACCTTTGCCAATGACGGTCTTTCTGTCAGTGATCCTTATGTGGGTGTGTTCTATCCCAGCTGCCAGACAGTGGATACCACAGGCAGTGTGGTTGTACAACCACCAAGCCACATGATGTTGCGCACAATCATTCGCAGCGACGAAGTGGCTTTTCCATGGTTTGCACCTGCAGGTACTCTGCGCGGATTGGTGGACAATGCCACAAGATTGGGTTATGTCAATGCTGCCACCGGTGAGTTTGAAGCTATTGCCACTGGCCAGGGCGTGCGTGATGTGTTGTATACCAACAAGATCAACCCAATCACATTCATCCCTGGCACAGGAATTGTCAACTACGGCAACAAGACTATTGCCAATACACCCAGTGCATTGGATCGCATCAACGTTGCTAGACTGGTGGCATTCTTACGTGGGCGTTTGGAAGAAATTGGCAACAATTTCTTGTTTGAACCAAACGATCAACTCACACGCAATCAGATCACTGTTGTGATTGAAGGTCTCATGCAGGATCTACGTGCCAAACGTGCCTTGTATGATTACCTGATTGTGTGCGATGAAAGCAACAACACACCGGCCAGAATTGATGCCAACGAACTGTATGTTGACATTGCAATTGAGCCAGTGAAAGCTGTTGAGTTCATTTACATTCCAGTCCGCATCAAGAACACAGGCGAAATTGCAGCCGGTAATCCTGCTGCAAACCCAGTTTAATGGTGTTGTAATAACGAAAATGGGGTCTTATGACCCCATTTTTTTTGATCAGATCGATCATAAATAATTGCATATAGGAGATATACAACATGGCCATCACGTCACTTTCGAGAATGACGGTACCTTTGGGATTAGACACAGCCGGTGCAGGTTCGCAAGGTCTGTTGATGCCCAAGCTAAAGTACCGTTTTAGAGTTACACTGATCAATTTTGGAACAGGCGAGCTCACAACTGAACTAACCAAGCAGGTAGTTGATTTTACTAGACCTTCTGTGACCTTTGAAGAAATTGAAATTCCCATCTACAACTCCAAGGTATATGTGGCAGGAAAGCACACATGGGAAACTTTGACGCTAACTGTAAGAGATGATGCCAGTGGATTGGTCAGCAAACTGGTTGGTCAACAACTGCAGAAACAGTTTGACTTTCAGGAACAAGCATCTGCTGCGTCTGGAATCGATTATAAATTTGTAACCCAATGCGAAATCCTAGATGGCGGCAATGGCACATTGGCCACACAAGCACCTTTGGAAACATGGGAAATGTACGGTTGTTATTTGTCACAGGCCAACTACAACGATCTCAACTACGGTACTAACGAAGCTGTCACTATTACATTGACCATACGTTTTGATAACGCAACACAAGATCCGTTACAACAGGGTGTGGGTGCTCCAACACCACGCACTATCAGCACTGTAGCAACAGGATAATTTTGTCGTGGCATACGGCCAGGATAATCTCAACACAGCCGCGGACTTCAAACTCCGCGACTACCAACATGCACAAAGAGTATTCCTTACCAATGGGTATGAAAACACTCCACGTTACAAGTTTTTGTTTCATGTTTATTTCAATATAAATCCTGCTGTTTTATCATCCTATAAAGATCTATACAGTTTGACTGAACTGCGAACTCTGGGACTCTTGGTCAAGAACATTGACCTTCCCAAGTTCAAAATTGCCACGGACACATTAAATCAATACAATCGCAAGAGAATTGTACAGAAAAAGATAGACTATGAAGCTGTGCAACTAGAGATGCATGACGACGGCGGCGACCTAGTTCGCAACATGTGGTACAACTACTTCAGCTACTACTACAAAGATCCCACTCAACAGTACGGTAGTCCTCCGGCCATCAACGGTGCCATGGGCGTCAATGCCACTGGGGCACAAGGGTTCTCCTACAACAATCGCGACATCTATGCTGCCAATCGTGCTGTAAATGACTGGGGCTACATAGGTGAAGCCTACGATGACAACAACAAGTCAGCCAGCGGCAAGCCACCATTCTTTTCAGACATATCCATATATGGATTTAATCAGCACAAATTTGTGCAGTATGTGTTGATCAATCCCTTGATCTCATCCTGGGAGCATGACAAGTACGACTACAAAGAAGAAGCTGGTGTTATGCAGAACAACATCAGCATACAGTACGAAACTGTAAAATATTATTCAGGTGCCATTGGCGAAACACGCCCTGACACCAATGTGGAAGGATTTGCAGATCCTGCTAATTACGATACTACACCAAGCAGTCTCAGTAGACCCAGTGGACAAGCCAGTGTGACAGGACAAGGCAGTATACTCAACACAGGTACAGGTATTCGCTCAGACTTGAATGCAGGATCTCCCTTGAACGGCGTGGGTAATCCACAACAGGCAGATGTAAATTATAACAATGGTCAAATTATTGCTCAGGATGGACCAGGACTCAACAGCGGCCTAGTTCCAAGTGCAAGAAACACCTTGCCAGGTCAAGTAAGACCACAACCCAATACAATCGGCGGCCAAAGCGGTATATTTCCTACTCCTCCGTTGCCTTAATAAGTAGAAGACTATGGGCAGCGTAAACACAATCAATCCCAACGTAGACGCCAGTGTCAGAATCTTTGATGGATTCAATGACTTTGTGTTGCAGGTTGATTCCAATACCTATAGCGTGGTCAATAGTTTTTTTGAAAGTATCTTCACTGAAAAACAGGCAGCTGCCAGTTTGACCAATACTTTTTTTCGTATTGCTTCACAAACTGGTGTGCCTGTATTGGATTTGTTGGCACAGGTTCAAGGACAAGATTCCATCACAGTGACAACATTCATGGCCTACTACCTCAACGGCCTACGCAGTCCCAGCACACTGATTGGTGTAAATGCCGTGGCCACTCCCAATTATTATACTGCTCGTAATGTTGCATCATGACCAAATTTGCACAAGGCATATATCGCATGCAGAATCCTGGCAAATATGCAGGCAAACGAGAGCCAAGATATAGAAGCAGTTGGGAACACACTTTCATGACCTTTTGTGACACCAACGATCATATCCTGCAGTGGGCCAGTGAATCAATCACTATACCTTATCTTCATCCCTTGACAGGAAAAATGACCAATTATATTCCTGATTTCTTGATCACATATCAGGGCAGCAACGGCAAAACAGTGGCTGAATTGATTGAAATTAAACCTCGCAAGCAAAGTGTAATAGAAGGCAAGATGTCAGAACGTGATCGTGCTGTGGTTGCTGTCAACTATGCCAAATGGGATTCTGCAACCAAATGGGCACGTCGTAATGGACTCACCTTTAGAGTTATAAACGAACAGGATATCTATCGCAACGGTAGTCGTTGACCGCTAAATACGGCATGACACCATTTATACCAAACAAATATACCCAGTGGTATTATAACATTATTTCCAATGCAAAGATTAGGCATTTATCTGGTTACATAGAACATCACCATATTATTCCCAAATCTCTCGACGGAACAAATTATAAATCAAACATAGTTAAGTTAACTGCTAAAGAGCATTTTGTATGCCATCATTTGTTAGTAAAAATGGTAACAGGTGATGCTAAGAAAAAAATGTCTTATGCT